TGCCCATCAATTTAGCCAGCTCATTTTTCTCTTGCTGCTGCTGTCGATACTCTTGCGCTTTCAACGCATTCATTTGCAAAGATTCTTGCAGCCCGCGCAACTGCATGGCTTGCGCCATAGCGTTCATGGGCGATTCAAGTTGAATCGGTTTAATTTGCCCTAAGATGTTGTAGTCAATACCGGCCATAATTTATCCAGTCCTATCGTTCGGGCCAATCTGTGGTTGCGGCGGGAAAAACTTATCCATCCATTTTTGACTTTGCTGCTGATTTAAATACCCGCTCAAACCGCCTGTTAGTGCGTTTGCCATGTTTGCATACCCAGACGCGCGCATATTACCCCGCATCAAAGCATTTTCAGCCATGCTTTGACCATACTGACCTGCTTGCTGTGCCATAGTCGCCGCATTAGTTTGCCCCATGCCCGCCAAAGATTGGAGTGGATTTAAACGAGCAGCGCGTTCGGCTTGATAGCGGTTAAATGCGTTCGTGTATTCTTGCGATCCTAGTTCTTGGCCGTAGCGCGTTAAGCCGCGCATAGTGTTGCCGGACAACAAACCCCCTCGCTGCGCTGCGCTATTCTCTAGCGCGCGCAACCCTTCTTTAAGACGGAAACCGTAGCCGGGGTCAGCCTGAAACTGCTCCATGCCAAACGGCGTGTAGCGGGAGGCTTCAATCAACTCAGGCAGCGCATTGACACCTGCTTGGCGAAAAGGCTCTTGCAGTTCAATCTGACGATTAAACGCGCGCTCTTGCGCGGCAGTCGCGCGGTCGGCGGCTTTAGCTTGTTCTCTAGCGCCAGCGTAAGACGCGCCGCCACTAATTACGCTACCTGCTATAAATCCTGACATGTTGTTTCTCCAGATAAGTAAAAGCCAAAATTTGTGCCTACAGCGTCGCGGTAGTTAATTAAAAGTTCACTGCCAACGCCCACATCCTTTAAGGCAATTACATATAAATCGTCACCAAACTTGTACGGCATCACATTTGCATCGTGCGAGTGGTTGATGTAGCGCCCAGCTGGGGTGCGCTTGCCATCCAATCGACCAGGGCAAATAACTTCACCTGCAAAAAAGTACCGCGTAGCAAACATGCCGATACCATGCACTGGCGACTCTTTCAACTCCACATCGTGCCCTTCCGGCATATCAATCAGATCACTTTCAATGGTCACTATCGCATCCATCGTGGGTTGACCCACCCCTAACTGCTCTAAAAACAACTGGTAGTCTGCGCGAGCCGATTCAATTGCCAACCGTCTGCGTGTGTCGCCTAACCCGCACTCCGGCACTACGTACAGTCTGTCTTCTAATGTCGGTATATCTTGGCAATCGTCGGGGTTGGGGTAAATGTCCACCCAGACAACTTCATCCTCAAACACCCGCCCTGCGCGTTGCTCACCCGCTTTGGCGTCAAACTCACATGGCGCCGTCAACACAACCACTTCCGTGTCACGGTTTACCGCAATTGTGCCTTTTTCCAACCGCACGCGGTAGTCCGTCTTGTGCGCCGCGCCTGTTAACACTGTCCACGGCGGCACCGTAATTTTACGCTCGTACACACCCGGCAAAAATGTGTGTGTTGTCACAATATCAGCCTGCGGCAGTTGCAGCAATTCATCCTGCAGCGCCACGACTTTCTGCCGCATCAATTCCGGCGTAACGACCGCCGTGCTGTCAGGATTAAATATCTCAACCGCGTTCACACCACCACCCATCGTGAGCCACTAGGCACCGTCACCGTCACGCCGCCAGACACCGTCACCGTACCGGCAGACATGCCTGAATATCCTGCTGGAATCGTGTAACTGGTGCCAATAGTTAAACTATTGACAAATATGCCATTTGATGCCGCTACTGCCGTGGATGTTAATTCACCGGTACTGGGTTTGTACAGCAGTTTTGCATTGCTGGTATAGATGGTTGAGAGCGCACCGGACGTAGCAGCTGCAAACGTCGGGTAGACGTTCGTGGCCGTTGTCGTGTCGTTCGTAATTGTCGCGCCCGAGCCGGTTGGCAGCGCCCAAGAGGCTGTCGTGCCATTCGATGTCAGCACGTAGGTATTCGCACCAATCGGCAGGCGGGTCGAGCTGTTGACACCGTTGCCAAGGATCAGATCGCCCGTGCTGGTGACAGGCGACAAGGCATTAAAGGCTGCACTAGCAGTCGTCTGGCCTGTGCCGCCATTAGCAATCGGCAGTGTGCCAGTTACTTGCGTGGTCAGATCCACGCCGGTCAGCGTGCCGCCCAATGTCAGGTTGCCGCTGGATGTGACCGTGCCGGATAAGCTAATGCCGTTAACCGTACCGGTGCCGGACACGCTAGTGACCGTGCCCACGTACTGGTCGTTTGACGTGATGGTGAAGTTGGGGTACGTGCCCGAGATGCTGGTCGTGCCTGCCCCGGTTAGCGACACCGTTTGGTCTGGCAAGGTATTGGTAATCGTAAAGCTAGGGTACGTGCCCGACGTGCTGATGCCTGTGCCGCCGGTCAACACTACCGTCTGGTCTGGCGCGGTGTTGGTGATAGTTACCGCGCCAGTGCCAGACGACACCGAGATGCCGGTGCCTGCTACGGCGCTGGTCACACCCGTGTTGGCAATCGTAATTGACCCCGCCCCATTGGTGACGCTAATCGCAGTGCCAGCCGTCAGGTTGGCGTTTTCCCACACACCTGCCACGGCGTCGTAAATCAGCGTGTTGCCGGAGGCCAACGACGTAAAGTTGACGTTGCCGTCCGTGCCGCCCAGCACCGAGCCATAGGTTGGCCGCACAAACAAAATGCCGTTAGACACACCTACGTTAATTACCGCAGCTACCGAACAGATGGCGGCAGGGGCGGTGGGTTTTGTCTTGGTTAACCCGCCGGTTACTAGCGGGTTGTAATAAAGAACATCACCCTGCACCCACGTCTCAGCTCCGCCGGTGGTGTTAATCTGCTTGACTTCACCAAACGTGGTGACAAACACCCAGTCGTTGGTAATGCCGCTTTCGTGCGCCAAACCCAAAATGTAGTTGGCCTGCTCCGGCAGCAATCCGGTGGCCGGTGCAGCTGTCAGACCGCCGCTGGCTCCTAGCGTGCCAGTAAACATCAGCACTTGGCCTTTGGTCGCCGCAGACGACAACTTAACGCGGTAATACAGCTCCTCACCCACACGCTGAATTGCCGCGCCGTTCATCTGGAACGTGAGTGTCTGGAACTGATCTTCGTCGTCGTAATACAGCCTGCCAGTGGCGTCAGTGACGGTGGCGGTTGTGTCGAACTGAATAAAGTCGGGCGACGAGATACCGCCTGTTACGCCTGTCATTGACGTAATGTCGTTGTTGGTGCCTAAGACCGCAGCGCTTAGATTAGCCCGCGCGCCAGACGCTGTAGTGGCCCCTGTGCCTCCGTTATCAACGTCTAGGGTACCAGCTAGGGTGATGGTGCCGGAGGTCGTCACAGGCCCGCCAGAGGTCGTTAAACCCGTCGTGCCGCCAGAGACATTGACTGACGTTACCGTGCCTGACCCGCCCCCGCCGCCTTCGTTGGCCTTGTTGAGCAGGTTTAGAAAGAACCGGTACCAGTCACGCGAGACAAGACCCGTCCGGTCGTCGGAAATCGGCGACTGATTCTTGGGTATTTGCGGTTCGTTATCTGGGTTAGGCATTGGTGCCGGTCAACGCGAGTTCGGCACCCATAATGGCGATCTTGACGGGGTCAGTGCCTGATACCTCGTACACGCGGTCACGCAGCTTGTCAGTCATGCCCAACCGACGCCAGAACGCTCTAAATCCGTAATTGCCCATTTTGCCCATGCCCGCCCACTTCTCGTTTGACCATGTGTGGCCGCCGTCATCTGAGAAGCGCAGCATGACCTGTGGGTCGTTGCCTTGGCCGGTCACGATGCCCACGCCCGTCTCGCATTCAAGCTGCAAGGCGTGCTGGGCGGTACGCTTCAAGTTGTTCTGGCCGGTAGGCAGCGCTCGCCATGACCGCAGCCACTTTTGTGGCAGCGTGTCGTCAGCAAACACATCTAAATCGTAAGCGTAAATTTTGCCGTTCTGGAAGTCGCCGACAACGATTTCGTTGTTGAAGAACATCTGGCAGTTGGCGCGGTGACGGATAAACTGCCCGTTGGCAAAGCCAGCACGCTCATGCCAGGCTTGCGTGGCCACATCGAACACCCAAGTCTTCTGAGCAGTCGGGAAGGTCAGCACGTAGAAAGCGTGGCCGTCTTGCTGGTAGGTGAAAGCGATTGCGTCTGAGATGGTGCCGTAGCTCTGGATGGCAAACTCGACCGCGTGGGTCGAAATGCGCTGGCCAGTGTAGCCGTTGGCACGGAACACCACGCCTTGGCCACGGGCATCCGACCCTAGCCAGAACAGCGAGTTGTCCATCTTGGCCACTGAGAAGGTTGCTGCGCAGCCGATCTCGTTGACCGCACCTTGGATGCGAGCCAGAGGGAACGGTGTGTCGCCTGCGTCGTACCAAACTTCAACCGATTGGGTGCCAAACAGCCATACCTCGCGGTGGTCGACAAACAACGAAATGAGGTTGTCCGGCATACCTTCAGCACTGGCAAACGACAGTGGGTCGAGCTGGGTGCCATCAAGCAGTTCAGACGTCCAGAACTTCTGGGAGTTTGGCTCTTGGAAAACGAAATAGCCGTCCAAATAGCCCACAGTCACGGCGCCTGGGAAGTCCACATCCGTAATTTCGGCGTACTCTTCAGTCGACGCGTCGTAGATGTAGCCGTCAGGATTGGCTGCAATGAAGAGCTGTGTGCCGTTATCCACCATTGACACGGGGCCAGTGCCACTGACGTTACCTAGCGGTATCGATGTCCAATCGCTCGATATGCGGTAGAGCTTGCTGCCTGAGACAGCGTAGCCGTAGTTGCCGTACTGCCACAACCCACGGATGGGGCCGGTGCCAACGGTCGCCAACTTACGCAA